TGGATATTTTCCAAGTACTACGGTTGGCAGAATTAAAAATACAACAAATGCCGCTGGTGGTTATTCTGTAAATTTAGGAACCGGAGAAACGCCAACATTTGGTTTGATGATGGGAAAATATTCAAACGAAGATCCTCGCAATACAATTGGCGCATTAACCAATGCTCTTATTAGAGAACATGCAAGAAAAAACACAAAAGCATTAGGTGAACAAGAAAATTTTCTCGGCACTTGGTTAAATGCAGATGAAGCAAATAAAGCCTATCTTGATGTGTCAAGAAGATTTAATGAAGATGAAATAAGGGCAGCCACAAAATTTGGAGAAGCAACACGACAAAAAGCTGGATACAACGTCAATACAGGAGAAACTTTTCCGGTAGGAAATGTTAGTGAATGGTTATCTTCTCCAGAATTTGGTGAAAGACTGGATGCAATGGGCCGCGTTGGCGCAGAACACATGGGCGGGAAAGCCTGGTGGGATTTACGCGGTGGTCCAATTGATGAAACCTACGCGATGAATTCAGCAGATCCAATCATGCTTAAAAAAGTGGCTGGAATGATTGCTTCAACATCTCCAAAAAATTCTCCAGAACAGAATTTAGCTCTTGCGTCTGAATACATTAGACGAGTAATAAAAAAAGAACCTATAGCGCAACCTGATTTTAGAATTCCTTCTGACGCAACATTTTTTGCGCCTGGAAAAATGATGGGAATGGAAACAACAAAAGTTCCTAATCTTACAAAAAGTTATGTTGGAGATATTGACAGTCTTAGAAAAGACAAAGTTAATGATATGGCTCATGCTTTAATGGGTGAAGATGTTGGTGTTTACGACAGACGTTACGCAAAAATTGGAGATAATCCATCAAAAGGGGTTTATATGGATATCTCAAAAGACCAACTAGCTGGGGCTATGGATGGATCACCAGAAGCATACGCACATGTTGAAAATGCCGTAAGAGAAGGTGCAAAACGAGCAAACAAATCGCTGTCCGTTTTCAGTTCAGAAGTTTGGGAAGGGATTGGCGAAACAATCAAAAAACATGGTGAATTGTTTGGCGTAAAACACGATGCAAGCAAAATACCTGAAAGCTCGTTTGGTTTTAATGAGCTTTTTCCCAAAATGGTTGCTGCCAAAGCTAAAGCGTTGGGTATATCCCCTGAAGCGTTTCGCGTTAAACTTGGGAAGGGCGATGCAGAACTTTTGTCGACACTACTTGCAACGCCGGTGGGGATGCTAGCTTACGAGCAATACCAACGAGATCAGGCTGGTGATTAGCTTTTTTCCACGCACAATAGCCGCGGATAATTGCGGCTTCTTTTTCCGTTTGACTAAAGCCGTAAGCATCAACGCCGCGCCAAACAAGAATTGTAGTAAGAGTTCCCATTTGGAAATTATAGCATGATCGTTTCATAGGAAAGAAAACATGGAACACACCGCAACCGGCGTGCAGAAATACTTGAATATCGTCAGTCAATACGATAACGAATTCAAAAAGTGGGAAGCGCGTGCAGAGAAGATCGTCAAACGCTATCGTGATGACAACCGCAGCTCACACACGAACGAAACCGCGAAATTCAATATTCTGTGGTCCAACGTGCAGACGCTGATTCCTGCTGTTTACGCCAAGCTGCCAAAAGCGGTCGCCGAGCGCCGGTTTGGTGACAATGATCCAGTCGGTCGGGTGGCGTCTGAGTTGATTGAGCGTGCGCTGGATTACGAGATTGAGCACTATCCTGATTTCAGAGCAACGATGCGCTATGCCGTTGAGGACCGGTTTCTCGGTGGCCGCGGTAGTGCTTGGGTGCGCTACGAGCCGCACGTTCGCACGCTGGACGTTCCCGAAGATGGTTTGCAGGTCACCGAGGACATTGACAATGAGCCAGCAGAAACTGCCGAAGGCGCCGAGAATCCCGAGAACCAGGACTACACCGCCGGCGGCGAAGCCGAGCCGCAAGAGGAAATCGAATACGAGTGCGCCCCCACCGACTACGTTCATTGGAAGGATTTTGGGCATAGTGTCGCACGCACTTGGGAGGAAGTAACCTGCGTCTGGCGCTGGGTTTACATGACTCGGGAAGCGCTCACCGAGCGATTCGGCGAAAAGATGTCAAAGAAGATCCCGCTGGATTCAGGGCCGGAAACGCTCAAGACCTATGGCCAGAGCAACAAAGAGCGCACCCGCGCCAAGATTTGCGAGCTGTGGGATAAAGAAACCGGCAAGGTCTATTGGTTTACCAAGAACTATAGCGAGCTGATCGACGAGCGCGACGATCCGCTTGAGCTTGAGGGCTTTTTCCCTTGCAGCAAACCGCTTTACAGCACCACGACCAGCGACACGCTGATTCCGGTGCCGGACTTCGTGATTTACCAAGACCAAGCCAACGAGCTGGATATTCTGTCAGACCGTATTGACGGGCTGGTCAAAGCACTGCGGATTCGCGGCGTTTTCGACGCCAGCCAGCCAGCACTGCAACGCCTGCTGACCGAGGGCGACAACAACACGCTGATCCCAGTCGACAAATGGATGCAATTCAGCGAGAAAGGCGGGCTTAAGGGCGCTATCGACATTTTGCCGATTGACGAGCTGGCGAATGCGCTGCTGAACTGCTACCGGGCAAGGACCGAGATTAAAGCGCAAATCTACGAGATCACCGGCATTTCCGACATTATTCGCGGCGCCTCGGCAGCAAGCGAAACCGCAACCGCGCAGCAGATCAAAGGGCAATACGCCGGTCTGCGCCTGCGCTCGATGCAGGAAGAAGTCGCGCTGTTTGCCAGCGAGTTGATTCGGTTAAAAGCGCAGGTCGTGTGCAGCAAATTCCAGCCGCAAACGATTCTGGCCTATGCCGCTGCCGGTCAGATGAGCCAGCCCGATCAGCAGATGATCCCGCAGGCCATGCAACTGTTGCAGGACAACCCGCTGCGGAACTTCAGGATCGAGGTCGATGCCGACAGCCTGGTGCAGCTCGATGAGCAGCAGAACAAGCGCGACCGCGTGGAATTCCTGACCGCATTCGGTAGTTTCATGCGCGAAGCACTACCTGTCGGCCAGCAGTCGCCCGAAATGGTGCCGATGCTGGTCGAGCTGATTAAATTCGGCATCGGCGGCTTCAAGCAAGCCAAACCGATCGAGGGCGTGCTCGATGTTGCTCTTGAGCAGATGAAACAGAAGCAACAGCAATCTGCCGGCCAGCCGCCGCAGCCCAGCCCTGAGATGATCAAGATGCAGGCCGACACGCAAGCCGCCCAGGCGAAAGCGCAGGCCGAGATGCAGATCGAACAAATGAAGATGCAGCACGCCGCGCAGCTCGAACAACAAAAGCTGCAATTCGAGGGCCAGCTCAAAGCGGCCGAACTGAAAGCGGCGCACGAGCGCACCGAGCTGGAAGCGGCGACTAAGATCATGGTGGCAAGGATCGGCGCCAACCCGGGTCTGGATATACCGTTGATCGAAGCGCAACAGGCGGCGAGCGAGAAGGTCAGCGCCGAACTGGGAGATAACGTGAAAATGGCCATTGATCATATGGCGCAGATGCACGAGAACATGGCAAACATGCATGGCGAAACCATGAACCGCATTGGTGGCGTGATGCAAACACTGGCAGCACCTAAACGCATCGTGCGCGGGCCTGACGGCAAAGCAGTTGGCGTCGAGGTGGCAGCATGATCGTCACCACGACAAAGGGCGACATGGACGATTCACTGCTTAAAAAGCGGGAAGGATCGGTCAACAACGACAACGAGAGCACGACATGGGTTGAATACTGGCTGGCCGACGAGCTGGTGCACAGATCCGCGCATGTCAGACTGAAAAAACCGATGGTTTCAACATCCGAGGCAGGGAGTTTCAAAAATGGCTAACACGCAAGCAATGTGCACCAGTTTCAAAACAGAGATCCTTTCCGGCATTCACGCGCTAGGAACGACCGTTATTCGGGCTGGAACGGGCGCAGACACCCTAAAAGCTGCGTTGTATCTGGCAAGTGCCACTGTAAACGCTGCCACGACCGCATACAGCGTTACTGGCGAGGTTTCAGGCACTGGCTATAGTGCCGGTGGGGTCACAGCGACAAACGCCACAGCGCCCACCTCAAGCGGAACCACAGCGTATTGGACGCCGAGTGCGAGCTTTACTTATACGACCGTCACGCTCACCACATCGTTTGACTGCGTGCTTGTCTACAACAGCACCCAATCCAACAAGGCGATCAGCGTGCACACCTTTGGCGCCCAAACGATTACCGCGGGAACTATCGTGTTATCCATGCCGACCAATGACAGCACTAACGCACTTATCCGCATTGCTTAATTCATGGCACAGGGCGCATGGGATACCGGCACCTGGGATGCTGCACTATGGGATTCCCTGCCCGTCACCGGCAATTCTGCTACAGGATCGCCGGGTAGTGTCGGCGTTGCCGCAACTGTTCCACTTACGGGGAACGCCGCAACCGGCGCAGCCGGTACCGTTACGTCCACCGCGACCATTCCGATTACCGGAACCGGCGCCACAACGGCCGTTGGCACAGTCGGCGCGACCGTCACAATCTCACTATCCGGAGTGCAGGCAACCGGGTCGGTCGGCACCGAAACTGTTAGCACAACGGTTCCAGTTACAGGCACCGCGGCAACTGGCGCCGCAGGCACTGTTGGCCTGGTCATCACAATTTCGCTATCAGGCAATGACGCAACTGGCGAGGTTGGAACGGTTACAGTGGTGCCGCAGCCGGTCATCATTATTGATGACACGCACGACGGTCGACGGTTTAAAGAACAGCTCGAACGCGAGCGCAAGCTCAGAGCAAAGAAAAAACAAGCAATCCTTGATGCTTTTGAGCGCATCGTCGAAGGCCGGCCAGAGATCGCCGAGGAAATCGCAGCACCTTATGTTGTCACGCGACCAAAGGCAAAGTCGGCGCCAACAATTAATTACGACGCGCTGTTTGCCGATCTGGACCGCGTGCAACGGATCTGGGATACCCACCTTGAAATGGATGATGAGGACGTTCTGACACTGCTATGAGAAAACAATACGTGCAAATCAATGGCGAGCTGGTTGAGAAGGTTGATTACTACGCAGATCCGCTGGCGCCGATCGTCATGCCCGATATTCAGCCGTATCAGTCAATGGCCGATGGCAGCATGATCACCAGCCGCAGCCAACACCGCGAGCATCTGCGGGCGCATAACTGCATCGAGATCGGC